AGGTCCACTTATCGGCAGTAGCCTTGAACCCTTCTACTGGTGCGTACCTTCTCTGCAACTCTGACCATTGGGTCGATGTCAGTCGTTGCTTAATCGCGTACAAAAATTCCTTCGCCATAGCCTGCGTCTTAGAGACGAGCTTGATACGAACATTGGGATTGGTCACAATCCGATAAACCACATAGTCAATACTGACCGTCATAGACTTGGCGTGTTCTGGCGGCATGTTGACTAGGACGTAATTCTTGAAGCCCTTTTCATAGGTCATGTTGCCATGGAGCCAGGCAGGCTCACCTTCTTCTAGAAGGCTGGTAATGTTACGTTGATGATCAAAGGTCATTGAGTTAAGATACTTAGTCCGAAAATCCTCAAAGGTGATATTGGCATCGTCATCGGAGACGATACCCTTACGGCGTTGAATAACGCGAGATAGGTCTATCGCTTCCTTAAATTGTGGATCGGAAGCTCTATAATATTCGTAAGACTTTACAGATTTGCCGACTGCGCGGCAAGCATCCTCTACAGTTACTCCGTCTTGGATAAGCGCGACTAAGCGCTTCTTCGCCTCTGGGGCGGAAAGGCTAGCCTCTGGGGCTAGCTTGTAAGAGTTGCTAGATGGTTTTGCCATTGGGGTAATCTTTCCTTTGGGGAAACTACTACCTATGGGTAGTCTTTGGGTTATTTATAGGGGCGCTTTCAAAGCGCTGGTTTCCCGTTAGGGGCTATCACAGTAGCCGCCCCAACCCCATTAACTTTGTCAGCCCTTGAGGCTGACTACGATACGAGACCGTTCGTCTCATCGGCTTACCGTTCGCTTGAGGCTCACTCTGCCGTGAGCCGAACGGATAGGGCTGTGTTATTTTAACCCCTATATATACTAAGGCGGGATAAGTGTCGTTTATCCCGCATTGTACCCTGTGATGTTAGTCACAATGTCTATTGTCAGTATTTTATACTGGGTTCACGCTTAAAATAGTTTAGCTGCTGGGCGGTATCCGTCTCATTATACGAGACGATGGCCTATATTTATAAAAAATATTTGGGTGGATAGTTACATACTAAGCGCGCGCGTATTAAAAACCCTGGGGTTGATAATGGACATTTTTGGTGGGTAGTGTCTAACCCTCTACGATAGGTTGATGGATTAAGTAATCGCTGGCGGACAGGATTAGGCCATAGATAGTTAATTGAATTATATATAACTAGGGCAACCGCTGGCCTAATAGGTATTAACCGACACGATATCGGTATCTAATCGGGATTAACTAACACGTGATCGGACGTAATGAGAGTGTTAGCGGGTGAGAGTGAGGGTACTGTCCAGCTGGCCACTAACCACCACAATCCGCCACCAACCGCCCTAATCCATACCAAGCGCCCTAACCAATTGACCCCAACCAAGGCGCCAGCCCAACCAACGCTAACACCGGCGCCGGTGCCTGATCACACCCAAAGCCTTCATCCAACCCAACCAAACAGGCCACAATCGCCCTTTCTTTGATCGCTGCGCTAGCTCCGCCACGCGCCTTTGGATCCCAAAAAGCACGCTTTGGTGTTTGCTATTTCACCCGCCAAAGGTCATAATTGACCCAAGGCCAAAAGGCCTGAACCTATCGGAAGGGATAGAAAAATGACCAAAGAAACCTTGTGTGCCAACTGCTTGGATGTTTCATCATTAGATGAGCAATTTATTGACGGCTTATGCCTAGAGTGCCAAGCCGAAATGAAATCTCTAAACCTTTACTATGGAAGCGAGTGGAACTAATGCTAAAGACCGCGCTAGATGTTCAGGTTGGAGATGTAATCATCTATGAAAGTTTTGGAGGCGAACGCCGAAAAGTTTTAGTAGATGAGGTTTCAGAAAATATTAAAAACGGACGCGCCGGTTTTAGCGGTTCACTTGTTTCAAACCCTGATGATTTTGTTTGGGGTTACTGCGACCAGATCGTTCGCTATATATCTCACGCGGAAGGGAATAACTAATGAAAACAAATTTTGACTATGCCAAGGCGTGCCAAGAGGCAAGCGAAAACCAAGGCATTACCGCACTTGTGGACGCGCTTTTGGATTTCGGCATAAAAGCCACAAGTGAGCAGACGGGCGGTTTCACTATGTGCGCTTATGTTCAATTAACTGAAAGTCGTTATATATATGCCAACCTTTACGGTGCCAGCATCTATTCAAGTGATGATTACCTTCAGGACTTGGTTCAATATGAAGAACCACAAAAGGCGCAAAAGATCGCGCTAGACATCCACAACTACATTAACAACTAAGGAGAAAAAATGAATAATAAGTGCGATAAATGCGAAAATATGGCAAGGATGAACGTTTCAGGCTTTACGCCTTACAAGTACCTATGCGCCCGCCATTGTGCGGACTTGTGCCTCTCTCATAATGACCAAGCGGGATACGATAAATTTACCGCGCTTATTGAAGGGGACAGGGTGGCAGTATGAACTTTTCAATCGCGTTTGTGCTTTGGGTCGTAGTGATGTTTTGGGTCATGGTTAAAAGCGCATAAAAAGGCGAAACACCGCGCAAGCGGTGTCTAACGGTAAACGCCGTTACTGATGAGCCTAAGCAAATCAGAACTAGATTAGGGGTAAATTATGAATACAGAAAAACTTAGCGAAGTCCTAAAAAGCGTAACCCTTGAAAACATGGCAAATGGAACCATGAGCGAATTATGGGATGAACTTCCGGACATGGTAAGCGGTCAGACTTGGGTGGCTGAGATCATAGATATTGCCTACAATATGCGCGAATATCTAAGCAACAATGAAGAAATAAGCCAAAATAAATTGACCGATTTGGGTCATGAATACGCAAATTCAGAAATTGAGGACTATTACTCAAACATAAACAAGCGCGTCCAAGGGTTGAGCCTATGGGCATATAATGAATTAGACGATGAGGTCAGCGAACTAGCGGGGGAAGGTTTTAAGTCAATCACCGACCTAAACTCTCTTTATTTATTCTGCGCCGTGCGTGGCTTGTGGGATAGCGTGGCACGTTGGGCAACCTCTCAGGTAGAGGCGCTAGAGGAAGTCAGCGCCTAAACCTAGCCCGTTGCCTACGGCTCGCGCCGTAGGCAGCTAGAAAGTGTTAGACACTTTCACCCGCGCCGTATCCTACCGACCAGCGCCCGACCCTACGCCTGCCAAACAGGCCCAGGCGGGGTGCTTGACTAATAGGGCAAGGCAGGGCAGAATTGTAACTAAGATCAACCAACCAACGATTAGGGGAGTAAAATGCTTAAAGATAACGAAATGACTTGTAATAAATGCCACGAAACAGGTTATTTAATTTTACAAACAACCGTAGCTGATTATATTTGCGAAGGTTGTGGCGAGTGGCAAGACTTCATTCTTAATGATATTTATTACCCAATAGGAGTAACCAAATAATGCTTAACGAAAATATAAAATATCTAAGCTGTGATGATTGTGGAGTAAAACAAAGAATAGATGTTTTTACTTACCAAGACGGCTATCTTTGTTTTGATTGTTACTCAAAAAACCAACCAACAAACGACTAGGGGAGCATAATGAACGATCTAGAATACTACGCAGAAAATAAAATCAAAGTAAAAGTTACTTTCCAAAGTGGCAAAACAAAGTGGGGCTGGGTACACTTTTACAATAATCGTTACTGGCTCACACGCGGAAATAAAGTCGGATTTTCTATGGATACCGCAACCGAAATTAAAGAAATGAAAGTGAGCGCATAATGGAAAATAAACTAGCTTGTAATAAATGTAATCAAAAAGGTTATTTAATTTTAAGCATAATTAACCTAGATTATTGTTGCGAAAATTGCGGAGAGTGGCAAGATCTAGCACTGAACAGCGCTTACTACCCTTTAGGAGTAACCAGTGGCACGCAACGATAACCCAGGCCGCTTGGCATATTGGCAAGCCAAAGCAGATTTATGCCATAAACTATTCTATGAGCAAGTGAAAGACCCAGACAAACAGGACCAGGCAGTAGAAAACCTAGCCCGATTTATTCACGCAAACCGCGAGATCGCAATACTTAACGCAGGGCAAGATATGTCCTGGTTAATTCCTACAGAAGGGGAAATGAAATGAATAAAATAATCACTCCAAAACAACAAGGCTTTATTGAAGGCGTTAATTATGCCTTAAAAGAATTGGCAAAGATTTATGAAGGAATAGATAAAACCGATATTTACCACCACTTTAACGAAGAAGGGGCAACAAAATGAAAGAAATAACAGTAACAAAAGAAGCAGAATACGAAGTAACAGGCTGGGCAAAATATATTACCTTTACCTATGAAGGCAAAGAATATAGCGTCAAGCTGCTATGGAACGAACACGAAGGATATGAAATAGTTAAAGGCTGGGCAGAATTACCCGACGAATTAACAGATGAAAGCGGGGAATTGTTTAGCATATTAGATGAAAAAACTTATTTATTGGAAGCAGCCAAAGTTTAATGGCGTTTATTCACGACCAGCAGGCGGGCGAGTGGCAATTTACTTGCCCCGCCTGTGGGCAAACTATCTATGCTCCAACAAAGTATGACCTGCAATACCAGTACGGAAGGCACGAACTAATCAAACCCATAGAAGCGCGACTATGCGCTGCTATTTACTAGAACGGAAGGCAAAATGAACACACAAGACCAGCTAGACGATCTAACCACCACAATAGGCGACGCACTACGCGAAACCTGGTTAAAGGGTTACACAACCGCAAGCGCCGAGATATTGGGGCAAGCTATCGGAGAGATAGAACAACGAGCAACAGGGCTGGAGGATAATGGCGGCAACGCCGATATTATCCAGGGCCTAAACATTGCTGCCGCAATTGTAAAGGGGCTATTGAAATGATAACAATTACCTGTGAACATATAGATTGTTGGCGTGATTGTGATAGACACCCTAATTTAGAGTGTTTTGTCCTTGATTGTCCTCATAGTCCAGCACCTGATTATGATTGCGAAGTGGCATAATGATCTTATTTATTGCCGCAATTATTACCGCAACGCTAGCTGGAGCAGGCCTAGAAAACCTGCTCTCCAAGCTAGAGAAATGAACTTCGGCTTAGATACTTCCCCACCGTGCGCCGAATTAGACCCAGAAATTTTCTTTCCAGACCCAGGAAAGGCTCGCATAGTGGCGGGCCGTTCTGGGGCAGAAATGACCGCAACGACAATTATCGCCCTAGACGCATGCGCTAGGTGTCCTGTCCAAAAGAAATGCCTACAAACCGCAGTTAATAACCGAGATTTCCACGGGATTTTCGGCGGCACTATGCCGCACGAGCGTGATAGAGTGGCGCCTAGTCCGATAGGCCACCCAACCGCCTTCCCGTTCTACACCAAGCTACGCGCCGCAGTGCTAGCAAAGAGGAAGGATTTAGTATGCCCACCACTACCAAAGCCGACAAAAGAATTCACGCCATACAGCGATTACTTGCCATTTGTGCGTGTATATTCGCAGGAATGATATTCATAGCCCCTACGCCCCTGCTAGACCCCGTTAAAGGCCATTACAGGCCCCACCATTGGACTAAAGCAGAAGTAAAAAACTGGTCAAAACTGCTCTGGGATACCGATAAGGCCAAGTGGCATTGCCTAGATTTACTGAACACACACGAGAGCCAGTGGAGCTGGACTATGCGTAACCCACACGGCGGGGCTTTTGGTATTCCACAAGCACTACCAGCGAAAAAAATGGCGAGTGCTGGCAAAGATTGGCGAACTAATCCCGCAACGCAACTGATCTGGCAGAAAAAATATATTGAAAGCAGGTACGCAGGAAATCCCTGCTACGCTTGGAAGCACGAAACGAGAAGGGGCTGGTACTAATGGAAAAACCTATAGTTTTTTTTCATATACTCGCAAAGGATAAGGCAAAGCTGCTTGACTACTGGCTAACCGAGAACCTAGACAAAATGGATTACCCAAAGGATAGGGTCAGGCTGTACTTTAGAACTAATAACAACAACGATGATACCCAGTTCATCATTCAGGGCTGGATAGATGACCAGAAATTATTAGGCATTGACTGGTACAGCATAGACTTTGACTTTGATGATGTGCCAGAGCAGGTACAGAATTATGGCGTACACGAATGGAACCCCGAACGATTTAAGGTATTGGGCAGGCTCAGGCAGGAAGGTATAGAACAAGCTCTAGCCCTGGACTGCGACTATTACTATGTCTGCGATGTAGATAACTTCACTATGCCCTATACCTTATCCACGCTAGTCAGTTACAACCTGCCAGTGGTATCACCAATGCTACGTATGGCAGACCCAGAGCAACCTGCCTACTCTAACTATCACCTATTGACTAACGTTAATGGATACTTCTTAGATGATATGCGTTACTACCAAGTGCTAAAGCAAGAGGTTAAAGGCTTGATAGCCTGCGACGTAGTTCACTGTACCTACCTAATCCGCAAGGACATACTGCCCGCAATCAAGTACTTG